AGTTCAATTAAGGAGAATAATAAATGAGAGAATGGCCTAAGTTTTCTAATGATGAGTTATGGTCGATTTGGAAAAGCTATTTAAGAACGGAATTTCCTAGCGGTGATGATCCATTAAATATATGTCGGATAAAAGATAAGTCAATAAGACTTACTCCTATGGAAATCATACGACTAGTCGAAGAGCTGATGAATAGATTGGAAATCAAAGACAAAGAGGCGCCCGATGGAAAAGCAAAGATTATTTGATGGGTTAGAAGATAGACTTCTTAAGATTTTACTTTTTATTGAGTTTCATTTGGTAAAAACTAGGCTAAACTCTTAGGTGGTTTTTTCATCGCTTTCGGTTTTGGAGGGTTCGAATCAATCGGATAAGATGAGCGCATTTTCCCCACCTTCTGAGGAATCGCTTTACCATAGAAATCGCCCATTCCAAACTTAGCATTTGCTGAATGTGCTTCTTTATGCTTTTTCATCTTCATCTTTTTTTCGGGAAGGAAACCAAGTTCTTTAGGACTTGGAGGAATTCCCGCTCCATGTTAAAGTTGTTGTTTTGGTCTGTATTGCCCACGACACGACCACCGTCGCGAGACACTAAAAGCACATCGGGGCTTGCCAACCTATTGGTTGTGTAACAGGCGTAAGGGGTATATCCCCGAGGTAAACCGTCTCAATGTTGGCCCCTTGTGGGTACAATAAATCACCGCCTTAGAGTCAATCGCTGGTGCGCGAGTGAATGTTCGGGTTGGGTGTCAAAAAGCTTTCGTCTTTAGACGAGAGTTGTTTACATGGACCAATCTTCTTTATGGTGATCTTTTTAAAGCAGTGAGGACATTGCTTAACTAATGGGAGAGGCGCTTCTTTGAAACGGAAAATCTCATCACATTCAGGACAAATTGTCACGGTTGTGGATTCAAATAGACTCTGATCTATCATTTTTCCATTTCAATAGATAAGTTTTTACGAGGGATTTCGTCTACTTCCATAGTTTTAACTCGGCCTTTGGGAAGTACTGGGGATGTCGATTTAGGATTTCCAGAATGTCCGACAGGCTGTTTATGGCCTACGCCGTAATGAGAACCTGCATTGACATAGCAGCTAGACCTTTCATCATAATCAGGACATGTAAAATCCCAGGGAGATTTCATCTGTTTGCCTTCTTTGACTGCGATAGGGTCTTTAAATCCTGATTTTTCCATATTTATACCTATTTATACACGGTTATACAGGGGTTATACAAAAGAGCAGTATAAACTGCCCTTAAGTTTAGTTTCTGTAAGAAGGCTTAAGAGGATGACCTTTCGCTTTTGAAACGCCTTTCTCTTGTTGGCTCTTAATTGCAGCGTCGGTATCTTCGTATTCAGTTTCTTTTCCAGCGCCCTCTACTGAAGAATAATGCTTCACAGAGTTCTTTGATTTCATAGCCATATCGGAAGTGTGCGGCATTCCTCCGAAATCGTTAATTTTTTGTCCACCTGACATAATTACCTCCGGGTAATTTATTGTTGTTCTTCTTTTTTAGTAACACTATAACCATATTCGTTCAAGAATTCATTACATTTTGTTCTTGATTGCCCATTTCGCCTTGTTGTTCTTGTCCACCACCCATACCAGCTAGCATTTGAGCAACAAAATCGTTTGACATCGAGGTTCTTTTTGCGTCATCCTTAGCTATATCTTCTTTAGTCTGTTCTTGTGTATCTAAGGATTGAATATTGTTCATCTTAAGATGAGCTTCAAGTTCACCATAACGATGAGTGACTTCAACAAGTTTCTCAAGGGCTTCCATTTTAGCCTTGGTACTCATTGAATTGTTGCGCCCGATCATACTTAAACGCTCCTCAAATAGCCCAATATTTGACTCAGCACGCCCATGTCTTTCTCTAGCATTTGCCACTGCCATAGCAGTTTTAGCATACAGCTCTTTAAGTTTAGCTTCTTCAACAGCGTGTTCAAGGTGCATGCTGTGTTCAGCAGCAGCAGCTTGTTGTTGTTTTTGTTGTTCAAGGATCTTAATGATCTCTGCTTTTCCAGTAATATTGAGCTTAGGTATGATTTGATCTGGAGTAAATACTTCACGTCCAAAACGTTCATTCATATCTAGCATTTGCTGTGCTTGCAAGTTTTGCTGCGTCGGAGTTAAATCGCTCTCTTCTACGATTACTTTATATTTTGAGAATACCTTAGAGTAAAAAAATGGACTTGGTTCTTCACCGATAAGCATTTCTACTTTTTCTGCACTCCAATTATTTAACATAATCTGAAGATTTGTTTCTCCAAGCAACATGTCAGAGTAATCCCATTGATCGAAATACTTCTGAAATACCATCAAATTTGCGGCCTGTTTTAGCAAGACAGTCAAACTAGAAGTTTGCTTATCTTGTTGACCTGACCAGTTTTCAAGATTGATCCCTGATGATTTATACATCAAGTCTTCCATCTGTTGAGCTAAAGCAAGATCGGATTCTGGAACAGCAGAAGGAATGATCTTTTCAACGTCAGTCAACTCATATCCATCATTGACGATAACATCCCACCCTTGACCGGACTTCTTAAGATTATCTTCATTCGCTACAGCCCCTATTTTACGCTTCCATCCAGCATTTATGGTAGCAGCAGCAATATCGTTATTTTGGATGACTTTATGATTGAATAAAAATTGAGACGATCGCATTGGTCTTATAAGTCCACGAACCCGTAAATCATAGTAATTAATATGAGGTTCGTAATTCCAGTGATAATTAATGAATGGGCATGAATCAAATTTAAGAGGATTATCGCCTTGATAGACTAATTGATCGTTTAAGACTACAGCAACTTTCCAGGTGGGCACTTCTACAGTGACTTCTTCTAAATCTGGAATATTCTGGATAAGGATATCAATATTACCATCTCCTCCAGCAAAATCGAAGAATTGGTTTCTTTTCTGAGAATATAGTCTTTTCTTCTTCCGCTTCCATTTATACCACACATATGAAAGCACCATTAAATCATTACGAGCCATGTTGTAGTTTTCAGGAAGGAAATAGAAAGATCCATAACGCTGTGGTGCGCCAGACATTGGAGCAATATTGACTTTTTTGTCTGGGAATCTGGATTCAGCCTCTCTTTTGGAAATGTATTCTTGACACCATATAAACTGTGCATCAGACATATCAGGATTTCGGAAGTATGGATCTATTAGAAATGAGTTGTATTCCCATATTTTTGTTTTTAGTTCACCTTGTGCCTGATCATCTCCAGTATAATCAAGATAGGGCTGAACAAGAACCATGCCACAAATTGCAGCCAATTCTTTTGCTTTAGATTTCTTTTCATGAATTCCTCCAATATTGGCTGTATGTGTTAATAGCTTGGTATATTGATCTGTAGTCTGATTGTCAGCCCCTTCAATAGCCTGACACATAAATCCCTTACGATGTTGCCTCTCATACCCAGTAACCATATTAATAGGTTGCTGGCAGATATTGAAGTAGTAGTTGGAATTGGAAGAGCTGTTATTGCCATTATTATTTCCCAAATATCGATTAAGAAATGACTGCTCTCCGGCATAGAAAAGCGTGTCGATGTTGGATTGGTTCCAGCGACTTTGCTCTATAGGCATCACCTTGGCGTAGAGGTTGTCGAGCCACGTGCGGACATTGCCCTGATTAGGTTCTAGATCGTTCTGCCAAGGCGGATAATAAAAGGACACGCAGCCCCCTTTAATTAGGTGAAGGTTTAAAAATTCACCTTACATTAAAGGTTTTATAGGGTCAATAGCGCTAAATCGCTAACAACATTTGATTGGGATTAGTCCTTCTAATTCTCCAGTGAAACTTTAAATGCTGCGATGGTGTAAGCATTAAAAGATTAGAAATTTCGTTGTTAGATGGGTCATCATCTCTGTGATGAATATCCATTCCTGATGGGATGTCTCCAAAATGGATCATCCAGACCCAACGATGAGCATATAATTTGGGATCGGTTGTACAAACCCAATAACCATCTTTTCTTTCGTAGAACTTCTTTCCAAAATAGATTTGATGAGATTTCATATCGAATAACTTTAAGATAAGTTGATTATTAAATCAACTAGAAGTTGCTCTTAAATCTATCTTGCATGTATTTGTTAGGGTTGTGTGCATAAGGCTGGTATTTGCTCACTTTATGAGTAAAAACAGCATAACGTAATGAATCCAAACAATGGTCGTTCTGCTTCAAAGGAGCATCTTCTCCTTTCTCAGCCTTTCGTTTATCCCAAACATATTGTTCTATTTCATCTATTAATACATTACAACCTTCGCAGACGAATAAATTTCCCTGAGCCATCTCGGATGTCATGTAAGTAATACCACTTAACACATCGTTATCAGCATCAATCGTTGCGATTCCCTTTTTTCTCAATTCTACCTTGAATGAAGCAGCGCTTGGATCTATATATACGCCGCGGATAGCATATGGAGCTAGGAACTCTTCAACATCTCTAGCATATTCAGCATTTGTCTTTTGCCGCTCTCTTTTGGCTGAATTCCATACATACTCCTTTTCTACCCACCTTATTACACCTTGTTGTGTAGCATGGCCAGTATTTACACCTATTAAGGTGCAAGCGAAGTTGTTAGTAACTCCATAATCGATCCCGGCTATCCAATATTCGGCAGCTCTTGGAGGTCTCTTTACAACGTGGATCTTCTTATCAAAGAAATCAAAGATCGCACCCTCTGCTAAACACCACATCCCAAGGTAATTTCGCTTATAAAACAACCCGGATAAGCTTTCTCTGACCATCCTTTTATATTCTTCATCAACATATGGATTGTCATCCAAAACAAACTTTAGTGCATAATATAAGGGGTCGCCATTTGTGGCCTTATCGATCCATTGCTTGATCTTATGAGTAGGATGAGAGGGGTTGCAAGATGCAAAAAGCTGAGAATGGGGGTTAGAAAGTCGTGTATGGATCATGTCAATGATAGACTCTGGATAAAGTGTAATCTCGTCGCAATAGGCCAGAGAAAATGTTTTCCCTTGTATAGCTCCGATTGCGCCTTCATCTTTTGCCCCGACCGTGGAGATTGTCTTATTTCTGAACTTGAGTTCAGCTTTACCTGGATGCCAAGTGAGGAATGGTTGATAGATGCTTAAGGGGTTGTTTGGTGTATTGGCTTCCATTAATAGACGCACAGCGTTATGGTATATCGTACTAGAACTGTGGCCGATCATCCAAATCTGACTATCTGGACACGCATCAACCGCTTGCATAAATCTAAATAAGGTGCTAACAGTTTTACCTGATCGTACAGATCCATACGCAATGTTGATCTTTTTTGTTGAGTCTAAGATAAACTCCATCTGACGTGGAGCAAGCAATTTTTGCATATATAAGGAGTCTTTATGGAAAATGAAGATAAAAGTAAAATAATTAAATTACGTGATAAAGTAGGCACGAGTAAAATGACAGCATCGCAATATCTCCTGTGGGTATATAAGGAGGCAAAATTGGAAGAAGAAGCAAAATCATTAAGGAAAAAGTTGTTAAATGAAAAGGATTAGCAGAGAAGAATACAAGTGGAAATTGCCGGATTTAAAATACCTCTCTTCAGGACATGAATTTTTGGTCTGGGTAAGCGATGATCAATGGGGTGATTGGCTGCCTTTTCAAGATCAAGATGAATTAGATTGTGCAATGGTTTTTTTAGAAAAGAAGATGAATTTCAATTGTTATAGATTTTCCTATGAAGATCATAAATATGAGAAAAGACCTTATATATATGTCCCTGTTGACGTAGATCCAATTTTAAAAGAAGCGTATAGTCAACATCAAGAAGAACTGAACACAATTGGATTAAAATATAAAATTGGCATGAGTTATTTAGATGAAAAATAGAGCTAAATGCAAACTGTGTAATCAGATCCTGGAAAGCTTCCATACCTATGATTATGTCACATGCAAATGTGGTGAAATCAGCATATCAGGAGGAAATGATAAGTTAGAGTGTTCTGCTAAAAATTGGGAAAACTTTTTAAGGGTAGATGATGAAGGAAATGAGGTTGTTATAAAAGTGAAAGACAGTCAATTACCTAGTGATAATTCGGATTTTGTAGAAATCCCTGGTAAAGTTACACGAAAAGAGATGATTGAGATGTTTGAAGCGATGGTCAAGAACATCGAAAATCTACCTACAGGAGCCATGTCACAGCCTATTAATCATTACGATATGTTTTCGTTTATGGCTATCATCTTAGCAATTTTAAAGGCCAAAAAAAATAGTTGATTATTTGCTTTAAAAAAATGTTGGTTAGTTGTAAGTGTGGGGTTAAATATAGGAGACCCTATGACTGTTCAACCACCAGCAATGTTATATACGCAAGGATTCGGCTCAAGACCTGAGAATGTCGAAGTCCCTGTTATCTCAACTGTTTCACCATCAACGAGCGATACTAATTATCCTCTTGGTAAACGTTGGGTTAATAGAATTGCAAACGCTGAATATGTTTTAACATCAGAAACATCTTCAGGTGGTGTCACAACAGCAAATTGGCAAGTCACAGCCAGTCCAACTGGTGCCGTTTCAACTGAAACAGGCGATACAGGAACAGCTACCCCAGCAGCTGGAAATATCAAACACGCTGGCACAGCAAATCAAATCGTCACTTCTGCTTCAGGATCAACTGTCACATATGCTTTAACTGGACCTTATACACCTGCAACATACACAGCTCATGGTGTATTAATAGGTGAAGGAACAAGTTCTATTGCAGCTACCGCAGCAGGTACGGATGGCCAAGTATTGACTGGTGCTACAGGTGCTGATCCTTCGTTTGGTGCTATAGGCATTAGATCTGGACTTACTGCTCACGGGATAGTATTGGGAGAAGGCGCAAGCGCCTTTGGAGTAACAGCAGCAGGATCTACTGGTCAAACATTAATGGGAAGCACAGGAGCTGATCCTGTATTTACTGGCTCACCATCTTTTAATGGTTCAGTCACGGCAGCAACCACTATCACTGCAACACTTGGAGATATCACAGCAACCAATGGAAACTTTGTAGGTTCTACAGCAGGAACTGGTCTTTTATTTAACTCTCCTGCTGCATCAGGTGTCGCGGCTTCCCCAGTTGTTGTTAACGGAAGATCTGGCCAAGCAACTTTCACAACCGTAAGTATCGCAGCAGCAGCTGACCTAACCTTGACTATTACCAACTCAGCTATTACAGGAGCAACAACTCAAGTTATCTACTCAATGAGCGGAGCAACTACAGGTTCAGCTTTGTCTATTAAGAGCATAACTAATAGTGCTGGATCTTCAGCAATCGTGGTAACGAATGGCACAGGAGCAACCACCTCTACTGACGACATAGTGATGAATTTTATAGTAATTAACTAAGGTCTAAAATGAGCAATGTTCAAACAGTGTCTTTTGATGCTTTAAGAGCTTTAGCTAGTGGCAGTATTTCTACAAGCTATGTTGCTGTTGGCACTCCCTTTACCCATCCAGTGCGATTGATCTGCATTACGAACAACACCGATGGCGACATGCTATTTTCAGTAGACGCGTCAACCGATATGCTATTCATTCCCAAAGGAGCATTCAAGTTATTCGATTTAAATACTAATAGATTAGCGCAAGATCAATATTGGGTGCTTCCTATCCGCACTCAATTTTATGTCAAATACAGCACAGCACCCATGTCAGGAGCGGTTTATATTGAAGCCCTTTGGGGGCAATAATGAAAGATGTTCAGGTTGTTGCTTCACTTCATGCGGTAGAAAGCAAACTTGAACAATATAAAATTGAATATGAATCAATTAACCATTCTATAAATGTCTTTAAAACACAAATACAAGAACTAAATAAAAAGCCTGATGTTCCAGAGGAATTTAAATCTTTTAGACTTGCAACAGAGAGTTTTATTAGTGATCTGAATCAAAAGCAAGTTACAAACAAGTCTTCCATTGAATCAATTAAAATAGACGTCGACTCATTAAAGAGAGCTTTGGTTATTCATGAGGAAAGAATCAGAATTACCTCAGAGCTATTGCCTGTATTAGAAAAGCAAACAGATGAAGTAAAGCAAGAAGCGTCTAAAAAAATCGTAGACATTTCAACAAGCTTTTCTGGAAGGTTTAACGAATACGCAGAAAAGCAAAAATCACAACTAGAATCTTTTAGATCAGAGGCTTTATCTGCTCCTAAATCTGTGTTAGAAAGCAATAACAGAATATTAGAAAAACTTGAAGTTGCAATGCTAGATGCTTCTAATGCAATTCTAAAAACCAACAACATTGAATTGGCTATGAAGTTGTTGGAAAGAAAGCTTGAGCATTTAGTCTTACAGGTTAAAAAAAATGAACTTTCGCAACAGGGATAGGTAATTTATCTCACAAGCTGGCGAAATAAGTGTCATCAAGAATAACCCAGATATTCCTACTTCATTTTCGACTGATGGAGCTAATGCAGTTCCTATTGCTAATGACATAGAAATCTATGGAGAACATGTCGTAGCACAAGGCGATCCTGTATTTACATCAGGTGCAACGAATGTTGTAACGGTCAATGTTCAAGCTGCCAGCGCTCAAGCATCGTCTAGTGCAGTTAATATGGGATTGGCTTCTTTTGATAGCACACAATTTAGCGTTGATGTAAATGGATTTGTTCAATTTAGTGGAACTGGTGGAACAGAGACGCTGACAGGCAATAGCGGTGGTGCAGTAGGACCAACAGCCAATAATATTAATACAGTTGGTACAGGATCTATAACTATTGTCGGGAATCCAGGAACTAGCACCCTGACAACCCAATTAACAGGATTAACCAACCATTCTTTACTTGTAGGTGCAGGAACCGCAACTATCACTAATCTTGGTGTGGCCACGAATGGACAATTGCCTATCGGTTCAACCGGAGCTGACCCCGTATTGGCGACATTAACAGCGGGATCAGGTATATCCATAACAAATGGTGCAGGATCTATTTCTATTGCAGTTAATGGATCGGTGGTAGGAGAAACGATAACAGGAAATTCAGGAGGCGCCCTTTCACCTACAGCTGGCAATTGGAATATATTAGGTGTTTCTACAGCTGCGGGTACAACACCCGTTACAACATCTGGAGCAGTTAGCACTTTAACTGTAAATGTTCAGAAAGCTCAAGCGATAGCTTCAACAGATGCAACAAAGGTAGGCTTGGCGAACTTTGATTCAAGTAAATTTTCTGTGGATGCTAATGGTTTTGTTTCTACATCTGCAACAGGAGTGCTTAATACTCTAACAGGTAATACTGGAGGAGCCATAAGCCCAACAGCAGGAAACATAAATACACTTGGAACAGGAAGTATCACTATTGCTGGCTCTGGGAGTACACTTACGACCCAATTAACAGGATTAACCAACCATTCTTTACTTGTAGGTGCAGGAACCGCAACTATCACTAATCTTGGTGTGGCCACGAATGGACAATTGCCTATCGGTTCAACCGGAGCTGACCCCGTATTGGCGACATTAACAGCGGGATCAGGTATATCCATAACAAATGGTGCAGGATCAATCACCATTGCCTCTACGGCTGTGGCATTAAATTATACGAATGTAAATCATGCCGCATCTCCTTATACAGTATTAACAACAGATCAATATATTTCTGTCGACTGTTCCGCAGGAACTGTGCAACTTAATTTCCCAAATTCTCCAACTTCAAAAGAATTTTGGATAGTTAAAGACAGAACAGGAAATGCGTCGACTAATAATATCACTCTTACAACAGCAGGAGCAACAGTCACTTTTGATGGGCTTACTACTTATACCATGAACTCAAATTATCAAGCCATAAATCTACTTGCAAACGCCACTCCAACTTATGAGGTCTATTAATGGGATACAGAGATTATAGCTCGGCTAAAGGTCATATAGTTGATTCCACAGGTCATGGTGATTTTACAACCATTGTTTCTGCTATAACCGCAGCCTCATCTGGACAAACGATTTTTATTCGACCAGGAACTTATACAGAGAACCCAGCTTTAAAAGCTGGAGTTAATTTATCAGCATACGATAGTGATGGTCTTGTCATTGGAATTGCTGGAAACACAGGAACTGTCGTAATTAATGGGAAAGTCTCAATGACAACTGCCGGAACATCCGTTATATCAGGTGTTACATTTCAAACAAATTCAGATTATGCTCTTTCTGTAACAGGATCAGCTGCAACGAATGTTTTATTAACAAATTGTACCATTTCTGGTTCTAATCATAATTTAATTGAATTTACCAGCTCAAGTTCTAGTGCGAATATATTTATTCAATATTCTAATACATATATCAGCAATGCTACATATAATTTGTACGATATGACTTCTCCTGGAAGCCTATCTTTTTATTATTGTTCATCTTCCCAAGCAGGAACAGTTGCATCAAACAATAGCGCAGGGGTCTTGACTCAAGAATATGTTAATGGAAACACTGTCATGACTACCAGTGGAACAGGAATAGTCACGATGATTCAATCTGATATCGATACTGGTAACACAACAACTTTAACCACATCTGGGACTGGTCAAACAATAATTAGAAATTCAGCTTTAACTAGTGGAACATCCTCATGTCTTTCAATTGGATCTGGAACTACAGGGGACGTTCGATCATCAGTAGTTTCTTCTACAAACACGAATGCTATAGCTGGAGCAGGAACAATAAATTATTCGGCATTAAATTTTACAAACACTAGTGCAAAAATTAGCACAACAACACAAACAGGTGGGCTTTTAAAAGGAGGATTAACACAAAACCCTAACGCTGGATTCATTGGTGAACATATTCGAGCTAATGCAACCGTCTCAATTACTACAGCAACAGCAGGGAACGTTACTTCCATCAGCTTAACTGCGGGAATCTGGGATGTTTCAGGTATTGCTAACTATGCTTTCACGACCTCTGCAACATCTACAACAACTGGATTGAGTATTACTAGTGCTACTTTTACAGGGTCGCAGGGTGACGATTATGTTAATTTTATTAATACATTTTCCACGAATGCACAGATTTCCGTAAGCATTCCCTCTAAAAGAGTTATGGTAACTTCGACAACAACCTTTTATTTAGTTCAACAAGCAACTTTTATTGGAACAGCAACTTGCTTAGGAAGAATTTCAGCAACCAGAGTAGGATAATATGGTAAATAATAGCACCACTCCAACAAGCTTTGATGCCTTAGCAGTAGGACGTTCCTCAACGAATCCTTTCATCACAGTTTTTTCTCCACGCAATCCTACTAGTAATGATGTTAACTATCCTATCCAGCAACGCTGGTACAATCACATAAATGAAACAGAATATATTCTTACAGCCTTTAGCGTTGTTAATGAAACAAAAACCGCTGTTTGGCAGCCCATCAATGCTTCACAATTTGCAGCCACTGAAACTTTGACTGGAAATAGCGGTGGCCCTATTGCAGTTGATATGAACAACAATATCAATGTCATAGGTGATGGAACGACCATAAACATCGTCGGGAATCCAGGAACTAACACCTTGACTGCGTCTGTTGTAACAGGTTCAGTAATTACGGAAACATTAACTGGAAATAGCGGTGGTGCTGTTTCACCAACAGCTGGCAATATCAATACGCTCGGCATAGGATCAATCACCATCGTTGGGAATCCTGGTACAAGCGCCTTAACTACTCAGCTTACAGGGTTAACAAATCACAATGTATTAGTCGGAGCCGGAACAACCACTATTACAAAAATTGCACCATCAGCGACTAGTGGAGTTCCTTTAATTTCTCAAGGTGCAGCTGCCGATCCCCTATTTGGTACGGCTGTGGTCGCAGGAGGAGGAACAGGCGATACAAGTTTTACAGCATATGCTCCCATTGTTGGAGGAACAACAACAACAGGGCCACTTCAATCGGCCCCGACTGGTCAATCTACTAGCGGATTTGTTTTTACTAGTACAGGGTCTGGATCGCTTCCTACTTTTCAATCAATTTATACTCAAGGAACCTTTACTCCCACCTTGCAATTTGGAGGAGGAAGTACAGGGATCACGTATTTAAGCCGAACCGGACTTTATACAGTGATTGGCAATATGCTATTTTTTGAAGCTCAGTTTACTTTAACTAGCAAAGGAAGTAGCACAGGTGTCGCTCAAGTTATAAATCTTCCATTTACTGCCAATTTTGGAACGAGCGCTTTTTTATCTATCACTCAATTTACCCTTCCAAATACAACAACGCAAATTTGGGGACAGATCAATACTGGAGGAACAAGTTTACTTTGCATTTATGCTGATTCTGCAACAGGAGCGTCTGTACAAATGTCTAATTCAAATTTCATGAATAACACCGCTATTTTATTCCAAGGATTTTACTTTTTATCATAAACCATAAATTGGCAAAAAACCTTATTTTGATCCTTTGTTTTTCAAATAAATAGATGGCGCGGTTTCTAAAAATTTCATCTCGATCGTCATCATAAAGACTCATTGGGACTCCAATATTTTTTCATATTAATAGAATAGACTAAGGGTATCGTTTTTTCAAACTTCAAAAATGCAGCATCTTTTCTGCCTCAAGATGCACAAACCTTTTTAATTCCTCTTTCATTGCCCTATAGTCTTTCACTTCGCCAAACATCTTGCAGTAGATAAAATATCGCTTAATTCCAGCTCGTAGCTCTTCTTTCACATCTTCGATGTAGTCGTCTTGATCTTCAAATATTATATATGTGTCTTGCGCTTTTTCCATGATTACCGTATGCTTGATAGATTTATTCGATATCTCATGTTATCTGATAAAGAGCAAGATTATGAAGGGGATGTTAAGATGGACAATGCCAGAAGCGGAATTGCATGATTTAAACTTATAAGTATATCGAATAGTATTATTTAACTTTTATTTTGTCTGACATAAGGACTATTATCAGACAATAAGAAATATCTTTATGGTTGACTTATATTTAATTAGTTTCTTCGTCTGAACATCTATTCAAAATCCAAATCACGGAGTTTGCAATAATAGTTGACATTTCAATATTGCTGATTTTGGTTCGTCGGATTTCGATCAGGTTGAAATATAAATCTTTTTCTAGAGATTTTATCATTTCTGAAAGGCTGGTAGATGTAACTCTTGATTTATTGTATGCGACGACTCCTTTTTCCCACTCTTCCTGGGTATCATAGAAGGTTCCTCTATAAAAATAGTTTCCATTTTGCTCATCCATCCTCGACCTCCATCACATCAACCCCAGTATAAAACTTCACATTCCCCAAAAAACCTTTAGCTAGCATCACAGCCGCTCTTTTGATTTCTTCGGGCTTATCGGAAATATATAGCTGAACCATCATCGCCATAACATGATTCATCGCTGATAGGTTTAAATTGCTGTTAGCATCGCTAATGATAGGCTGAAGAGCATCGCATATTTTTTTGATGTGTACGCCCATTTCCTCTATGACATAATCAGGAACATCTTCACATTTATAAAGGTTCAACAACTTCATTTTTACCATCGTACATTCCCAGTTGTATTTAAAATAGACAGAAAAAACTTACTACATATATAGAAGATACCATATGGAGCCAAAACGATGACAACCCAAATCATGAAGGCAATCAGCAAAATCTTAGCTGCCTTAATCATTTTACTTCCCTTAAACAGTTGCACTATAACAGACATCTGCGTTCACAATGAAAGCGGATCAACCTGTACAGTCGACGCTAGCACTTCGGCAAATCCTGTGGTAGATCCGATGGTGGATGTGCCTTTAAAGCCTCAATAGCTTGATCAGCTAATTTTTCACATTCAAACTTTACAAACCCTATGTTTCTATATGTCTTTTTCTCCATCATAAACGAATTAAACTTAACTGTAGGGCCGTTCTGAATTTTCTCCAATACTTCTCTATATTTAAAATATTCTTCGGAGTCTTTTTCTACCATTGACATCATAAAACGTAACCCTTTTTCGGCAGTATATGGAATTTCGTCTCTATAATGAGCGCAATCAAATCCGATTTTAATTAATCCATCCTGATTATCAGAAAAATGTGTTATTCCTCCATGAACTTCGGCATCTATATCCTGAGATTCCACATGTTCCCATGGATGTTCTTTTGGTAGAATGATATAACCGCAAAGGTGTCCCAGGCCAATTAATTGACCATCCATTAAAGACGCATTCCGAATGATTTCACATCGGATATCTTTATAGTGCCAATGAACCTCATCGGCTTCTTCTACCCATTCTCCATAGCCCCAATAGGACAATTTTTGTTCTGAAGTAAAAAGATGTGTTTCTGTCATTCAGTTTTTAACCATATCCCAATTAACAACAAGACAACCAAGATTCTAAAGTGTTCATTAATCCAGTCTTCCATCTTATCTCAACATGTCCATTGGATCTTCTTAGTTTTAAGATACCACTCGGCAAATTCATCTAAATCTGGACAATAACCAAATTCATCTTCAAATTCCCCTGATAAATCCTCGTAGGCGCTTTGCAGTGCTTCCGATTCTTGTTCTCTGAGTTGATTCCAATGGACGTCATCATTAACATTAAACTTTTCCATATTTTAACATTTCCCCTATGTTATTCCCTATCGGGTGCTTAACATATCCATTGGTTCGGCTTTAACAAGAACCATATTCTTGTCAGATTCAATTTTTTCTTCAACCCATTTTAGATAAGACTTAGAGAATCTGTCAGCATTTTTAATTGCTTGGTTGATGGTTTCTTCGGAAGTCTTCTTGCTTTTCTCGGAGATAAACGAAACGAAATCATTGAGGTCATAATCCATATTCTCTATGGATTTGAATGTTTCCTTGAATTTATTAGAAGCATCAATGTTATCAATGGACTTTGCCTCACCAGAGGAAGTTTCAATTGTTTCGATGTTTTCTTTTTTATCTTTTTCTTCTTCATCTAGCTCTCCTTCAACATATGCCATTCCAATAACATCAGGAAACAGTCTACGCGCTAACCTAGATAGCGCCCTAGCAAAACACATATCAGATGGATATTTTTCCCACCCGCCATTTGGTTTAACAAGTCCCGCTTTTCTAGCATCTTCGAGAGAAAAAGAGACTTCGCAGCTCTCTCCCGTATCTTTTCGAGTGCCGACAATAATTGATCTCTGATCGTTACTGTCTATCTTAAGCTTATGGCCAGCTCTTCGGATCATCGCGTTCATTAGCTGAGGAGCAATCGTAATCTTCCCCATGATATTAGAGAAGCCACCGAATAGGGCTGACATGATAGGGACATTGAGTTCCCTGGCGTACATCGCAATAGAGAAGGCTCCAGGAAACCCCCCTAGCTTATCTATAAATTTACTCTCAACGGCTTGCTTAGCCATTACTTCAATGGCTGTAATTTCTGCTTGAGTTGGTATTAAATCTTTGCTCATACATCCCATCCTTTTCGTGTTACATCTTCTTGTATAAATTGTGTCTGCTCGATCAGCTTATTCTTGATTCTCTCAAGATTCGCAATTTCCTCTTCAATCTCATCAATCTGATCATAGACTGAATCTAAAAGGATCTCGTCTCTGCTGGGTCTATAGTAGGAGGCAACCATTATTTCCTCCTCACAACAAACTTCTTCCCCTTCACGATCTTCACCCCAGGAATTTCCTTCTTCCCTAGATCAATATGTTTCTGTAAGAGCTTTTCATCAACAACCCAATACTCATCTGGAATCAGATCCACATCAACAATCTCAAACGAAAGCTCTTCCTTAAAATATGTCGTTGCCTTAGCGCTGTGAACATTTCTAGCGTCACTAGGGATCACAATATCTACCCCTAACTTAGCTGAAAGCTCTTTCACGGACTCCTCAGCCACTTTCATTTTCTCTTCTTCTTTCATATGATAAGTAGCGATCTTAACTTTAACATCATGCTCAGCCCTTGAAAGGATCTCTTGCAATCCCTTGGCAGAGTCATTGATCATCTGAATCAAACGTCTAGCAGGCTCTCCGGCCTTCTTTCTCAAGTCCTCGATCGCCTTGTCTAGATTCCGGATATCAGCCGTTATATCTAAAGCAACGCCACACGCTGATGAATCATCAACGGTTAGGTTCTTAGCCATCAGAGATAGCTTGCTGATTGTAGGGAGGTGTTTTTCGATTTCAGAAATTGCCGGATGTCTATCATCTGGCAGCACATCGTAATCTTCTTTTAGAAAATCGAAGAAGTCTGTATTGTCTTTTGTATCATTCATTGGCTCCTACCTTTGTTTGATTTTTCTAGTGTACTATTCCTTTTAGCCCGACGTTGACGCGTCGGGTTTTTCATTTACATTCACCATTGTAAAATGGCTTTCATTTATTAGTCAAGTGGATATATAGATTATAGGCAGCTAGCGCCGCCGAAGTTAGCCCCTTGGTTATTTCGTATTCCCATACTTTAGGGTAAAGTCCATTTTGGTCAAGTTGCACGAAAAAGCATGTTTTTTCAATCTCTATTCCATTCAGATCGGCTAAAATGGCATAAAAGGCAGCCTGAAGAGGCCATTTAACGGGATCTTGGGCTACAGTACATTTAAAATCGATCAGATAAGACTTTTCAGATGAACCTAAGCATGCAAGCATGTCTATAGACCCCGTGAGCTTCATTGGCTCGTAATAGATCCTTAAATCTGTTGTAATCGGCTTAACTGATATAGACTTCTCCCACTCTAAATAAGACTTTACATACCCATCTTCTTTGGCTGATGTGGGGATAAACTCATCATTAACATGGGCAGAGATTGCGGCGTGAACGGCTGTGCCAAGATCAGCCTTGCGCTGAAGCACTTCTTCATCGATAGCCTGCATTGGATAGCACCATTTGCCATTCTGGCCCATTGTGGGGAGCATAGATAGGATTGTGCTTACTCGAATCCATTTGGGGTCTGGTTGTTCCATTTTTCTCCAATTTCCTGTTGATTATATATAACTATGAACATATAATCAAGTGTATAAATGAAAATAGGTAATTATGACTCTTAACGAATGGCTTAAAGAAAACAATATGAGCATGAACGCTCTAGCTAAACTCTGCGGTCTATCGACAACAACTATTTTGAACATAACATTAGACAAGCCCGTTGTTTTTAGGACTATCAGAAAATTAATGCAGCTCACCAAAAACTTCCGCATACCGATAACACCTGAGATGTTTCCAAGGGTTTATCTTCATGGTAAGGATGAGATAATCACTGGGTCTATGGCCTATGCAATTGAGATTAGGAAATATCTAAATCGCAAGAAATAGAAAAGGGCGCTTTTACACGCCCTAAAATAAGAAAAGGGAATAGCCGACATGGCTAAACTCACCTTATTTCGTGGTCTCATTTTGGGGCAAGATAAAAAGATATCTGGCTTTTTTTGAAAAGGTTTGGGTAGGATAACCCTTACAAAGCAAGAAGGCCCGAACTTACGTCCGAGCCAACTTTAAGATAACGAGTAGTGATATACCGGTTATCTTAAATGTGGCCATTAATTTCAAGCAATAGAAATTAAATAAAAGAAAAAGTTTGTGGTCTTCTTCAAAAAAGGAGACCCAATGATCTTATCAATCGCAACACTTCTAGACGCCGCCGGCCAATACTACACTCTCACGCCCTCTGCTCAAGCTGTTCTAAATGAACTCATTGATGGAGAAAAAAAACGTCGTGATGGGATCTTTACTAAAATCTGGTATGGGAAACTCCACTTTCAACGCAAGACGAAATATTCTGCTGAGGCCATTGAGGACGCTTGGAAGCTTCTATTAAAAAAGAAAATGATAAATATTATTCCAAGACCAGGATGTACGCATGTTTTTGAAATAAATAGTTTAGTTTATGACTTTTGCACCCAACTGCGCTTTCTTAACTTCCACATAAGTCCAAAAAAATATTTGAAAGAGGTAATGGAGGGACTTGCCGACAACCCTCTTTTCTTGGTCCATAAATATAACGCCTACAATAGGAGAAAAACTAAAAAAGTACCCCCCTCAAATCCGCAAAAAGTACCCCCTATTAGGACTTCTTCTTTAGTAGGACTTAGATCTAGAGTACGTATTAGAATACGTGCGCCAGATTCGGAATCTAAAAGAGTCCCTGAAATACCGAAAATTCTACCCATTGTGAGAAGCTTTTCGTTTTTTAATGATTACGAAAAATATCGCATCTCTCAGGACTTTGAATATGTCGACATTTTAGCAGCAAAACAAGATATGGACAACTACCAATATAAATTCTTGAAGACAATAGACTCGGAAGCTGCTTATTTTATTAATGCTCTAAATCGACAAAAAAAACGGAGAATGAGTTATGCAATTTAAGAACCACGAAGACCAACAAGCATTTGAACTCTGGGCTTTTGGAAGGACTGGAGTGGATTATGAGATACAATTAATGCACACATGGAACTCAAAGCATGGGAATAAAGTTTGGATAACTCCAAGCGAAACGATCCCACTATCCTTGAAAAAGATGTACGCGCTCTATTTGGAGTCGAAATAATGCTTTTTACAACTACGACCATTCCACCGCAAATTCATCAGTATTTTACTGAAAAAATGCTATCCCTTCCAACCCCAAAGATGCGCGATGATAGCGCAACCCTTCGACGAGTTTACTTTTGGATAAAGACGAAGCTTATGAAAAAATGCGTTAAATATCCTGAATGGAAAAAAGAGTGCGAGCAATTAGAAAAACAATTTGTGGAGTTATATGAGCGGACGTTGGCTAAAGAAAAAGAGCTTGAAACAGAAAAAGGACACAAAACTCAAGAACCCTTCTACTGGATTACAGTTGCTAATAGAAGCAACCAAGCAATATTTAGAGGATTGCAACGCAACAGCAACCAGATTTCCCTCGAACTCTGGAGAAACAATGAGGTTTCGGCGGTATTCTGAGCTTCCAGAAAAAGAATAGATGATGTATCCAAAGCCTAAAGGAGCAACTCAATGACCCTTGTCCAAGCCAAGATCAAAATTAAACGATGGTGCAAAGCTGTCTTTCTAAGAAGTTCAGTTTGCCCATTCTGCAAGGAAACGTTTAACCAAAGAAGCCATCCAAGATTTAAGAGGAAGAGATAGATGGACAAAAAGATGAGAAAGCAAGTCGGGAAACCTCTTAAAAAGGCTGAAAAGCTAGTGAATAAGGCCGAGAAGGCTAACGCAAAGCTTGCCAACTATGACGAAAAGGTCAGAGATCCTATGATTGCTAAATACAAGAAGATGAAGGGCCGTTGTAAATAATCTACTCTGCTGCTATGGATTAATTTTAGAGACTAACTATCAACTAGGAGGTTGTTATGGTTTCTAAAATAAGTATAAGTCTAATAACACTGTTCATGAGTTCTTTATTAGCTCATGATAACTATAGCCAGATTTCAATAAATGTTAACCCCTTTGAGTCAGCAGCCTCTTCTGTCAAGTTTGATCATCAATCACATTTGTACGCTCCTAATGGGGATGTTCTTCTTCTACATTTGTCTCATTCTCCTCACCTTAAATTCTTCAAGAATGAAGTAGGATTGGGATATCGAAAGATCTTCCCTGCTTTTGGGATGGGTCTAAATTTCTATTATATGAACATGACGAAGCCTGGTGTTTTCATTCACCAGCTAAGCCCTGGCATTGAGGTGTTTTATAACAACTTTCAGTTTTCTTATAATACCTATCTACCCACTCAAATGAAGAAAAGCTTTAAGAAAGGAACGCTATATCACAGTCTGGTTTCTGAGTTGGGAATTAACTATAAACCAACAAAAGACCTAATGCTGGGGCTATTGCCATTCTTTGACCATTCCAAAAAAGAGTGGGGATTGAATTCCAAGGTGACTTACACGATCAAAGATAAGTTTGAGTTTGCCGTGTCTCCCTATCTAAAAAAATCAGGGAACGGATGCCTATTTTCTTTTGGCATTAACTTTGGTGGTGAGAAAACTAGAGCCAATCAGTCGATTCATAGATCCAATGATTTTTCTTATCTCATCGAGAAGAGGATTCCTAAGATCTATACGCTAGAGCTTAAGCCTGCTTATGCGCCAGCTCCCATAATTATGCCGGCTATACAACCTGTTATTTTACCTCCAATAGAGCAGGAAGAGGAGTCTTTGCCTAAAGAAACAATTGAAGAAAAAAGCAATAGTGCAAAACCTGTTGTAGAGCCTATAAAAATTGAAGTTCCTCCAGAAAAACCGTATTCGTGGTGGGACAATATCCCCTTTTTTAACTACAAAGGGATAGGAATAGCTCAAGAGTCTTTGCAACAACCGATCAGAATAGTAGAGCCGTTAAGCGAATCTAGCTCTTTTGAGATGTTATCCTCTGCTTCTAGAGAGTCTTCTTCGAGTAGCTGGGAATATATGAACTCAGGCTCATCGGACTTGAGTTCTTCAAGTGGAGATGAGTTTTATGAGGTACCATTTCCTTCAAATAAGTTTTATGAGCCGGAAACTTGGGAGCCATACCAACCTCCAGAGCATCATGCTTCGTCATCATTTAATGGTGGTAATGAACTGCACATCTGGGAAGATTATGTCGATGCTAAGGATGTCCTTAATCTTTAATATTTGACAATTATTTTTATTATCATCATTACTGATATTCGCGAGGTATTAAATGATAATCCACGGCGACTGCTTAGATGAGATGAAGAAGATGGCGGATAACTCCATTTCAGGGATTGTAACAGATCCGCCTTATGGGTTATCATTCATGGGAAAAGGATGGGATCATGCAGTACCAGGAATTGAATATTGGAGAGAATGTTATAGAGTCCTCAAACCAGGTGGACATTTGCTTGCTATGGGAGGAACTAGAACCTTTCATCGTCAGACTTGTGCAATCGAGGACTCAGGGTTTGAAATACGCGATTGTCTTATGTGGCTCTATGGATCAGGATTCCCTAAAAGTCACAATAACTTCGGATTCGATGGATACGGCACAGCTCTTAAACCTGCTTATGAGCCTATTACCTTATCCATGAAACCCCTTGATGGCACATTCAAGCAGAACGCTGAGAAATGGGGTCAGGCTGGGATTAATATTGATGGGTGTAGGATTCCAACAACAGATAAATATTCTTATCCCAATGGAGCTGGCGGAAATGGCTTTCATGGGGGCGTAGGACGCGAACCAGATGGCACTCGCACTGAGGATGTTCGAAGCAGTCCCAAAGGCCGCTGGCCAGCCAATGTCATATTCGATGAGGAAGCGGCGAAGATGCTCGATGAACAGAGTGGGGAGAGTAAAAGCCCTTCATTAACATCTAGAGGGAAAAGACAATCCAATTATGGGATGGGGGTGCAGTTCGATATTCCTTGTCATAATGATTCCGGCGGATCTTCCCGCTTCTTCTACTGCGCTAAGACATCATCAAAGGAAAGAAATGAGGGGTTGGAGGGTTTGCCGGATAAAGTTGGCGGGGGGATGTGCTCAACTGTTTCTGGTGATACGAGATCAGGTCACATAACGATTCAAAAGAACAACCACCCCACCGTCAAACCTCTCAAGCTCATGCGCTATCTCATCACTCTCATCATGCCACCAAAAGACGGCATATTACTCGACCCATTCGCCGGCTCTGGGTCTACCATCATAGCAGCTCATCAATTAGGTGTTAAAGCCATTGGTATCGAAAAACAGAAAGAATATGTTGAGATTGCCAATAAAAGACTAGAATACTATATGAACACAAAAGAAGAGAAAGATTTAGATCTCTTTAGTACAGCGGTTTAGAATTATATGCCACGCAAGCCTAAAGAGATAAAGAGACCTACAGGAAGACAGCCTGCCGAAATAGACTGGAAGCTGGTAGATGATTATCTAGAAGCTGGATGTGCGGGGACTGATATTGCAGCGCAATTGGGCGTTTATCCTGATACTCTTTATGAAAGATGTCAGAAAGAAAAAGGAACTACTTTCACGGCTTATTCACAACAAAAGAAACAATCTGGAGATTATTTATTAAAGAAAGCCCAATTTGATAAAGCAATTGGAAGAACTGAGCATGGGGATAATACTCTTTTAATATGGCTTGGTAAAGTACGGTTAGATCAAAAAGAAACCACCACAATCGCAGTATCGGCTGAGACAGAAAAAAACTACCGATCATTAATGGAAGATCTTGCTGAAATGCAAGCAAGTAGGCAGAATGTATCCTCAGTAAAACTAGAGGAAATAGATGAACATTCAGAATCTTGAGCTATGGATGATAGCGATATTCCAACTGCTAATGGTTGTTTGCACATGCGGTCTTGTGCGTGTGACAAAATCCCTTGGAAATGACTCAATCAATCACATCGAAAACCTCCATAATGACATTGAAAGACTACGGGTTGATCTAGATGGGAAATTCGACATTGTTAACCAATATCTTGCCGAGAATCATGAGAACATCCAGGACATTAAAGAGCGCCTCACATTCTTAGAGGCATACAATTCATTCTCAATGGCCATACGTCCCTATGAGCCTGTTCAACCCAATCCCCGATCTGAAGCGGCGCGCGAGATGTGGAAGAGAAGGAAGCAGAAGAGCCTGGACAAGAAGGAATGACTCTCATTAAATGCGATCTCGTGGGATGCGGGAAGATGTCGGACTCGCCCAAAAGCTGGGGATATGCGATTGTAGAGGGGGAAAAGATATGGCTTTGCCCCGATTGCGTAAAAGAGAATTGCCAGACAATTGACATTCCAGACAAGAGTATTTATATTTCACCTAGATAATTGGAGAAGAAAGATGTCTAAAAAGACAGATGGTCGCGATCAATGCTCCAAATGCAAGAAGCCTCTTGACGGCGGTTCAGTCTGGTTTTCTGGAGGTAAATCATTCCCGTTTTGTAGGGGCTGCGATGCTATTCTCAAGGCAGGAGCATCTATTATGATTAATGAGTTTTTAAGTGATGGAAAAAGCAATATCAATTCCGTAAGGTCACGAAAATGATAAGAATTTATTTAATAAATCCTCTAATCCAAATAAATAAACAGATCAACACAGCACAGTCTATCGCCGCTATAAATTGAGCCGTTATAATCTCTTGTGTCCCCCAATTATGTCTTGGCTTCGCTAATCTGAACTCTAAGTATCTTATAATTAAGCTTGCTAAATAATGTTTCATTCAAATTGTCCTGTGTTAATCTTAGCTCTTTTCTTCTAAAAAGGACTCTTTCAACGGGCCGTAAACATAAATCATTTTACCATCGCATTTGAGCCAATATCTTTGGAGTAGTCCAAAGCGAAATAGCGTTTGTAATAACCATCTCATTTCATAATTCCTTTAAAAGGGGTTCCCCACAGAATCTTCAAAGAGCTTCTTCTTTCTTCGGGCGTTTGTTCAAGAGATTCATATGCAGGACTGCACAATTTACAACACATTCGCCCTTCATAAACAGTATCGCAAGAAAACCCATTGCCCCATGGACAGAGACTGATTTCTATTGATTTTACTTGGTCTTCTTGCATTTAAAGTAACTCCTATATATATCCCAAATTATCGTTCGCCATCGTAAATGGCTTCTCGCCGGCCGCGTTAAAGCCAAATAATCGCTGACATTGCGTTACATGTCAATCGATGTATCTGAAAACGGGCTGTAGCACGTCGGGAACTCGTTCCCTCGCCCACGGATCAATATATCACAAACGTTTAAGTCCAATAGGATTTGAAATGTCAATTACGACAACTGGCAATTTAGGCCCATTGATCTTGCAAAGCTTAGCTCCTGCAATGCTCTATGTTCCTACGCCAACAATGAACTATATTACAATTTGCGACAAAGTTTCGATGCCCTCCAATGGTGGGACGACTTGTCGCTTTATGAGACCTCGCGCATTACAACCGCCCACCGTACAGTTGGGAAACTCTGGAATTGACCCTCCAGCACAAGTGCCACAAAGAGACATCATTGATGCTCAAATGGCGTTCTTTGGAACAGGATGTATCATCAACGAACAAGTTATTCTCCAAGACCAAGAAGGCGTACTAGCCTGGGTATCTGAGAGATTGGCTGTTGCGATGAGACAGGCTGAAGACCTTATCCTCCGCGACTACATAATTTCTGCTGCGTCGGAAATTAATGCAGGCGGCGGAAATAACGGCGACAATCCTACGAATTTAGGACTGTCAGATTTCAGCTTAGTTGCGACTACACTTGACACCAACAATGCCTATAAATTTATGGCGGGTATTCTTGGCGAGGATCGCTATGGATCTGGCCCGATTCGTTCATCTTATTTCATGCTAAGTTCTACAGAACTTCAGTCTGATTTTGATGCGCTCGTTGGCTCTGGCGTGATCAACAACTGGAATTATCCTAATAATTCCTCAGCTCTTGCAAGCGAATGGGGTAGCGTGTTTAACGTACGAATCCTTACTAGCTCTGAAGCTCCTGTTGCTCGTGGTGCCTCTGCTAACGGAAACGACGTGTACTATAATACCGTCGCTGGAAAGCAGGCAGTAACTCACATCAATCAAGATGGATTTTCCATGAATTTGATTTATCGTGATCCTTACTATTCTGGCATTCTCGCTCAGAACGCGACACTCGCTGTTAAATTTGCTCAAGCGCAAGCTCTGACGCAAGACACTGCGATTCGTAATCTGCTCTGTACACGCTTAACCAATTTGGGGGTGTAACATGGGAGAATATGATAAAATGGCTCATGGAACGTTTGTTTCCACTGGCGCCGCTAAAGCCATTAACTTGCCATTTCAGCCTACACGGGTTGATATTTGGAACTATTCAGCAGCTCTCGCAGCTCCATCGGCTAACGCCGTTTTAACTGCGCACTGGGATAGCTTCATGGGCAACGGTTTTGCGATTGAACAAGCCTATAATGCCACTCCTGTTTTAGTTGCCGACGTTGTCGTAGCAAACGGGATTAGCGTATTTTCGGCAGGTTTATCTCAACAATTTGGGGCAAAGCAACAAGTTATTGGGATTACAAAAGCAAACCCAGCTCGGGTTAACGTCACTGCTCACGGATATTCTGTGGGTGATACCGTTATCTTAGGTGGACTTGCTCAGTCGGCCACAACTGGTATGAATCAGATTTCAGGAATTCCTTTTACTATCGTCACTGTGTCAGATGCTGACCATTTCGATGTAGAGTGGAATACTAACCAATCTAATTTCACTGCTATTTCTGGCTCGCCTACTGGCGCTTATGTGATGAAGGTTTTATACCCTTTCCTCTATGCACCAGAAGATAATGTTGTCTCTTTTGTAACAACTGGAGCGACAACTACTATCACAACAACCATGTATCATAACTTTGAAGTCGGTCAAGAGATTGCTTTCCGCATTCCTAGCGTTTACGGAACAACTCAATTGAACTCACTTCCTAACGTTGTGATCCCTGGATCACCTGTGTATGGATATGTGCTCTCGGTAACAGATAACTGGACTTTTGTTTGCTCAATCAACTCTGTTGGTTATACAGCATTCAATAGCAATCAGCCTTATGCTAATTACCCTGGATTGCAATTCCCGCAAGTGGTGGCTGTTGGCGATGTTAATTCTGGAGGCCAAGTTATTTACTCTGGCTCACCATTATATCCATCACCAAGGTTCCCAACATCAACGAACCGTGTTCCTACGATCAACGGTCCTGCGATTAACGGAGCATTTGCAAACAACACAAGACAAGGATTTGTCATTGGTACAGGAGCTGGCTCTAACCTGACTTCTTCTGTTTTAGTTGGAGCAAACACCAATATCATTTATTGGGCTGCGTATTATGACAGCCTGGGATTGGGCAGCTAATTCTTTTATCGACTTGTAAATAAAAGTTGATATCAGCATTTTGAGGACGAGGACCTAACCACTCGTCCTCTTATTATTTATGGCAATCACCGGTCCAATCGCTTTATATTCGAATGTCACAATCACGGCACAATTCTACGCGCCCTGGCGCTTTGTGATATCTAATATTACGCTGGGAGCAACGACTGTTGTGACTATGACAATCCCTTCCACAACAGAGCTTAATTACGTTGTTGGGCAACTTGTTAGACTCATTATCCCACCTACTTTTGGATGCCGTCAGCTAAATGAGAAAACAGCCTATGTGATCGCGGTAACTCTTCCAGATCAAGTTACGCTAGACCTCAATTCTATTGGGTCAGATCCATATATCGCATCGGCTGCAACGACACCCGCACAGATACTAGCGATTGGTGATATTAATACTGGGCCTACAAATACTGGTAGACAAAATAACCAAACTTACATATCTGGTAGCTTTATAAACATCAGTCCTAACTAGAGGTAATTATGACAGAAATGAAACAAAAACCAAAGAATCTTAACTCTGCATCTGAGAAAGAGTTAGATAAAGTCGCCCAGCAGTTCGACAAGTTCGATGCTGAAGTCAAAGAAATGACAATGGATCGTATGAATATGGCTCCTAAAGAAGAAGTAGAGCCACAAACCAAACTCTCGCAAAACGAGATTGCGGCTTCTAAAGATGTTTATCTAAAACCCCACAAGGTGATTAGTTGCAGAGAGAAATTCAATGAGAAATACCGAGATGAATACAACTATCAGAAAGAGTACGTCAATTTCATTGCAGAACACAAAGAATTAATCGGAGAAAGCATTGATATTTGGACTAGACCTTTTCCTGGTATGCCCGCTGAAGAGTGGTTAGTTCCTACAAATACACCTGTTTGGGGTCCACGGTATCTCGCAGAGCAAATCAAACGCAAATTCTATCATCGCCTGGTCATGAAAGAAAACGTTGTCACTGATACAACTGGCATGGGTGTAATGTATGGAAAGATGGCCGCTGATACAACAATTCAAAGACTGGATGCTCAACCAGTGACTAAGAGAAAGTCAATCTTTATGGGCGATAAAAGCTTTTAACCAAAATGGAGAAGAAAATGGCTAAGAAGAAAGTTATGAAAAAAGAAATGAAGCGCGATAAGAAAGAAATGAATGAAAAAAAGCTGGTTTCTCATAAGAAATTCTTGGGGAAAAAGGGCAAATAATGGCTAAAGAAAGCAAGAAAGCTCAGAGTAAGATTGGGGCGGTAATGCGCGAGTTCAAATCAGGGAATCTGCACTCAGGATCTAAGAAAGGTCCCGTGGTTGTTAATAAGAAACAAGGAATCGCTATTGCTCTTTCAGAAGCTCGTAAGAAAGGTATGAAAGTGCCAGGAAAGAAGCCTAAATGAACCTTCTCTCGGATATAATAACCTACGTCCGGCGGCTGATCAAATCTCCGTCGGATGCTGTTATCACAGACAACCTGATTATAGACTATATTAATAGATTCTGGATCATGGATGTCGATGCTCGGATGCAGCTTTTCGATCTTAAAACAGTCTATACTTTTCAGACAGTTCCTGGTGTAGACCAATATAATATGCCACTTTATGATGTTCAAGTTGAAGGGGCAACGCCCACAACAAACATCAATTTCTATCCTGTCTATCAAGGGTTTTTACCATATGCAAGAATAGCTGGAGTTTCTGTCGGGTTTTATACTCAGAGAGCTGAATTCTTCTCTTATTGGGAAAACTACATCCAACCCTATGAAGTCGTGGGGATTGGAGATGGTGGCGCAAACTACACGCTTCAAATCCCTTTTGCTCCAGCATCACAGCAAAGTGTAAATGTAATTCCTAGTGGGATATTGAGAGGCCACGTTGATATGAGTGGTATTATTGCTACTGGGCAGAATGTCGATCCGCCGGTTGCTACAAATCTAAACTTGGCTATTCCCTACACAAGTATCTACCCAGCTGTGTATTTCACAACAGTCGACTCATCAGGTCAATCACGTGTTGTACAAGATTCAGGTCAGTTTCTAGAAGGCAATGTCAATTATGGCTTAATGATGACCAACGGAACAGCTCCATCTGGATATCAGGAATTAAATGGAAGCCAGCAGTCTGTTGCTCAAGTCTATACAACAGCGCTCAATACCATCAATTACAATACAGGAATAGCCAACGTCACCTTTACTGATCCGGTTAGCGGAAGCCCTGTAAATATTCCATCGGGGCAGCAAATTAATGCCCAGTGTTATTACTTCAATCCTGGTATTCCAAGAGCTATTTTGTTCAACAACAACACACTTACTTTAAGAACAGTCCCCGATACACAATATTTGGTTGAATTAGAGGCCTATTTGTCTCCTGCCGCTTTCTTAAATGGAAGTACAGGAATTCAATTTTCTTATATGAGCGAGTATATCGCACGAGGCGCTGCTAGAAAGATTCTGTCTGATACCGGCGATACCGAACAATTTAACTTCTACGAGCCTCTTTTTAGAGAACAAGAGCTTCTTGTTTGGAAAAGAAGCCAAAGACAGTTTACATCAACTAGGACCCAGACGATCTATAGTCAAGGAACTGGTCAAGGCAATTCAAATAGCGTTTACGGAGTAGGTACACCATGACAATAGCTTATTCTTCAGCCATTCCAGATCCAGTCAACGATCCGGGAGATGATGTCTCGACCATGCAATCAAATGCAGGGGCAATAAGTCAAATCGTTGCGATAGATCATGTAGGATTTAATGTCAGTGGAAGCGGACAGCACAATCAGGTGACGTTTAATGCAAATAATGTTCCTGTTCCACCCGTGAGCCCTCCAATATTGTTTACAAATACAGCAGCAGGGCTGCCTCAGCTCTTCTTTTATTCAGGTAATGCAGCTCACAGTTCAGATCAATATGTGATTTCAGGTAATGGCAGTGTTTTAGTCATGGGAGGAATTATCTTGAAGTGGGGAAGCTACACAATGGCCAATGGTGTTGCAACAACTCCGGTTGTCTTTGCAAGTCCTTTCCCAAACTCAAACCCTCCTTTTGGGGTTTATTTTGGTAGCAACGTCTCAGGAAGTCCTAATAACCTACCGATTGTTCAGGTAGGGACTCTCACAAATGCAGGATTTACTGCTGCTAGGGTCAGCGGCTCATCTGGCGGAACTTATACATATTATTATCTTGCTATAGGCAACTAATATGCCTGATCAAATCTATATTGGTAACTTTGCAAAAGGTCTTACCACTAGTAGACTTCCGTTTGTCATAGATAACGATTCCTTTCCGACAATGTTCAATTTCTATTCATGGAGAGGAAGGGCAAAAAGAAAAAGGGGTACGATTTTCTTAGGACAACTCCAGATTCAGGAGCAAATTGCCGCGGTGCCGCTTGCATGGCAACTTGCCAGTTTTAATTTGGTTGCAGGGGCCGGAAATCTCATTTCTCATTACAGCCTTGGATCAAGCGCCTCGATTACACCAGGATCGTTGGGTTTGATTGTAGGGGCTAATACCTATACAGATTTGAATATGGATGGGACTTTGCAGGGAACGCCCGCAGGTTCTGGAACCATTAACTATACGTCAGGTACTTTTACAATCTCAGGAGGAGGTGCAGGTGCAGTTACAGGAACATTTTCTTATTATCCTGGAAACCCTGTTATGGGCCTTCGTGATTTGGCTTATAGTGCTGTCGCCAATATTCCTCCTGTGCGCTCTCTTTATCCAAAACTTTTAGCATTTGACACCACCAAGGCATATCAGATTAATCAAACTACATCTGGACAGAACTTCTATAATGTAAGCTATTACAAGCAGACAAACAATCCTGTGACATGGAGTGGTCAGGACTATCAACAGTTTTGGACGACCAACTATCAAGCGGCGTTATGGGCAACAAACAACAAGCCAGGATTTAATTTCGTTAATGGGACATATACATCCGGGAGTGGCACTGCGGTCATCACATTTAATTTTAAATCCGGAGGAGTCAATTACACATCTCTGGTTGTAGGAGACAAGCTTTGGTTTAATGAATGGTCTACCGGCGGCAGTACGATCAATGGTTTAACAGGAACCGTTACAACTGCGACAGATGCAGCCAATGGAAACTACGTCGTAACTTTTACAGGAAATCAGACTGTTGCAGGAACAGGAATAGCTCAAACACTTACAGCAAGTATCACGGGCCAAGATGGCATTAAATGGTATGATGGTGACCCAACTAGTGCGACTGGACTCCCTACAACCACCGCATTAGGCTGGGTCAATTTTGCCCCTCCTTTAACGGCTGCAACGGTCTCAATTGATGACGAGACGGCTGCTAAGTATTACTTAGTCGGTGCGTTATTAATCGTTCCATTCAAGGATCGTTTATTGTTTTTAAGTCCATGGATTCAGACAAGCACAGGTAATCCTATTCAGCTTTCAGATACGGCTTTGTGGAGCTGGAATGGCACACCATATTATTCAACATTGACGCCTGCTGGAGAAACTAGCGATGTTAGAGCTTATTACCAGGATCAAACAGGACTCGGTGGAAATCTTCCTGCTGGAACAGGTCAGCCGATTGCCACCGTTGCTAATAACGAAGATGTTTTGATTATTGGATTTGGGGGAACAGGCCGTAAGACACGGTTTGTTTACACAAGCAATGATTTACAGCCATTTTTATTCTATAACATCAACTCCGAGCTTCCATCCGATAGTACATTTTCTGCCATTACTCTTGATAAAGGCGCTTTAGATATCGGGGCCTATGGAATTGCTATGACGGATCAGCAATCGAGCCAAAGGATAGATTTAGATATTCCAGATCAAGTGTTCCAAATTCAGGCGCTAAACAATGGCGCTTTGAGAGTCAATGCAGTTAGAGATTTTTACAGGGAATGGGTTTATTTTGCATATCCTGTAAGTAATAGCAAATGGAAGTTCCCGACTCAGACGTTTTTATTCAATTATCGAGATAATACGTGGGGAGTTCAATACGAGAACTTTACAGCTCATGGAACATATCGCCCCGTGTTGAAAAAGTCTTGGTCAACAATTGGATATCAGTCTTGGAATACTTGGAGAGAGCCTTGGAATTCCGGAGCGAATTCACCGCAGTTCCCGAGTATTGTAGCCGGCAATCCCCAAGGGTATGTTTTAACAAAGGGCCAAGGAACTGGCGAGGGAATATCCGGGACTATTCAAGCCATAGCGAGTTCTGGGGGAAATACTCAGATTACCTCCATTAATCATTGCGTTCGGCCTGGAGACTATCTTTATCTTTCAGGCATTTTAGGGCCAACTTCATATAATGGACTGATCGGAAGGGTTGAATCCACCTCAGATGCTAATACATTTGTCATAGACTTGCCATTTGATGCGACAACTTATCTTGGTCTTGGCAAGTTTACTCGATTATCCCAACCGCTTTTACAGACGAAACAATTTGCAGTCTATTGGGATCAGGGCCGGCAAACAAGATTATCTGCTCAGAAATATTTAATGGATTACACGGCCAGCGCACAAGTTACAGTCAATGTATACTTATCACAAGATCCCGATGATATATGGAATACGCCACAGCCCATTAATAAAACTTCTGCTTTAGTATACTCGCAGCTTATGTATACCTGTCCTGAGTCTACTAATATCGGCCTCACACCCGCTAATACAAATCTTCAAATGCCAACAGCAGAAGGTCAGTTCCAAATTTGGCATAGATTTAATACATCTTTGATCGGAGACAGTGTGCAGATCGGAATTACACTCAGTGATGCACAAATGAGAAACTTGACTTACGCGACGAGTGAGATTACTCTACAGGGGATGCACCTTACGGTGGATAAAGCGAGTCATTTAGCGTGACAACCCCAACAAATAACCTCCAAGTATCCCCGTATCTCAAGACGCAGTGGCAATTTCCTTATGATGATCTTCGTGGATTATCTCATCAAATTGATATCTCTTACATCGATATTGCCTCTAAAGTCAATGCCCGCACAATCGGAACCTATGCAATAAATTATCCAGTTGTCACTGGTGAAAGATGGTACTTTTCTGGATCTTCAACACCGCAACAAAGCCTTCGTCAAGTTTATACTTTCACAGGAGCGGGTAATATCGCCCATGGGATAGATTTAACTGCGGTTTCTCAATTTTCTTTTAACACTTATGGCTCTTATACCGATGGGACAAATTGGTATGGGGTTATCTTTTCTTCGTCTGTCGGCATCGCTGGACAGGTGACATTTTCTATCACTTCTGCTAACATCGTTGTCGTTGTCGATGCTGGTGCACCAGCCGTCACGAGTGGGACGATAGTTTTAGAGTGGCTTAGTCAGTTCTAATACAAGCAAAATTAAAGGAGTTTATGGATTGGACACAGGTTTTGACTGTTTTTGCGATTATGGCTACGAATTTGATTACCGTGATAACGCTATATATTCATTCGGATAATAAGATGAATGTTTTAATGAAAACGATTTCTGATGAAATGAGGGACTTTCATGGAAGACTATGTGCTATTGAAGAGAGAAGAAACAAGATTTTGGAGAAAGGATGACATCTAATCACCATGCAGTAGTGCGAACCCATCATCACACAACGTTTTGTGGTTGTTTGGAATCTAAAAAGGACTTTCCTCAAAAGAAAAATCCTTTGATGATTAAGACGCCACCTCCACTAAACCGATCCGATGCGACGTTGACGGATAAAGATATTGTAGACCTTTCAAAGTTTTTAAATGCGGATAGCTCTGAAGATGAGATCTTCAAAATGGAAGAGGTTCTGGCTATAGCGAATATTTATGCGGAGCATTAGAGATAAATGAAATTAAATGATGTTATCAATACTTCCATTGATGTCTTCCCTTGGAAGTTTGTCAAAAAAATCACCTTTCTTAAGCGAGAAGTTATTATAGAGTTTATTTCAGGGAATGGAATGACGGCAAAACATTCGGATAGAAAAAAATATAATGAATTTCTGGCAGAAGCCAAAAAGAATCTTCAGCCAGACCAGATTGTAATAGGGGATATTGATGAATGACTGCCAGAAAAGAGGCCATCACAAGCTTTTTATCACCTGTGAAGAATGTGGACAGGTTATCAATGAGGCGACGTTAAAGGAGAAGGGCGGGTGGATCGATGTGAAGGATAGATTGCCGGAGATAAAACAAAGAGGGTCTACACAAAACCCTTGCTCTGATGAAGTTCTTTGCTCCGATGGGAAAAGATGCTCAATTGGAATTAGATGGATCTGTGGGACGACAGAATATTTTCTTCCTCACGATAGAGAAAATATGGATAAAATTACCCACTGGATGCCATTACCGGAACCACCGAAATGAGCACAATCCAATGCTATTGGTGTTATAAAAAATCTGAATACAAAATGGGATGGGCTTTAGTTAATCTGGATAATAATGCGGTTTATCTATGCCCGACCTGCATGAAGGAACATTGTAAAATTTTGGAGCCAGCGAAATGAAATTCGCCACCAGGTTCATAATCTTAGTGTTCCTTTTCATCATCACATATGTTCTACTCTTTGATCTGTGGTGCAGGCTTAGAACGATTCAAGATGGACAAATTCAAATATTGGAGAGATTGTGAAAGAATTCATGTCTTTGGTATATCTCTTCTTAGCTGTTTTTATTTTGGCCTATGGAGCTATTAGAATAGATCAAGCGATGGGCTGGGAAGCTAAAAGAGTAAAAATAACATTATATATAGGAGTTTATGAAAAATATACATGGATCATCTAGTCAGTTATTCGCATATCTTAGGGTCATCTCATTTGCCATTGTCCTGGTTATCATGGTGTTTGCAGCTATAAAGGGTTCGGCTCTCGGTTTTGCTCCTCATACGCCTGATATCGCATTGGATGCTGAAATACAGTATCATCGCCAGCAAACAGAGAAGCATAGAGATCAAAAGGCTAGCGAAAAGGTCGATAAATATAAACAGCATAAAGAAGACAAGAAGAAAGCGCCTCCTGAGCAGAAAAAGCCTAAAGAGAAAAAACACGGGCATAAAACAAAGCCCTCAAAACCGCCCAAGCCTTCAAGACAAGAGAAGAAAGACGCCAGAAAACATAAGGCGAGGACTTCAAGTTGATTATTGACTGCATCTCCGACCTCCATGGTCACTATCCAGAACTAGAAGGTGGAGACTTGCTCATTGTGGCGGGGGATTTGACGCGAACCGATGACTACCAGGAATGGAAGGGATTTTTTACCTGGGTCAAGAGTCTGTGTTATAAAAAAAAGATCGTCATCTGCGGAAACCACGATCGATATATGGAGTATAATCCAGGTTTTATGCAAGAGAGGTTCGACGAATTTACCTACCTCTGCGACTCCGGAACCGAATTCGAAGGTCTCAAAATCTGGGGCTCTCCTTGGACTAAGCGATTTGAAGGAATGAATCCTAATTGCATGGCTTTTACGGTTGATACGGAAGAGGAGCTGGCTCAGAAGTGGGCGATGATTCCAGAAAATATTGATATTTTGGTTACTCATTCCCCTTCTGAAGGAGTTTTAGATGAAATCAACGAAGTGACTAAATGGGGAACAAAGCACTTCAACGTCGGAAGCTCAAGCCTTGTTATTCCTATGATTAAAAGTGGATGTAAGTTGCATGTTTTCGGTCACATTCATGAATCCTATGGGAAATTTTATAATGCAATTAACGGAATAACCTATATCAACGCCTCCCACGTCAATGAAAAATACGAACCAGTCAATAAACCCATAAGAGTTATCCTGTGAAGTATATCATTCCCATCTTGATGTTCTTTGCATCTATCCTTTCCGCAGAAACGTTGCCTACTAAAACATTCAAATGGTACAAAGTCGAAGCCCTAGGTCATTCCTATATCGTATTCTACGAAGATGTTACCAGTAATAACCTTCAAGTAAAACATGATCCAAGCTGCCAATGTCGTAAATTCACTGAAGAGCAAATAGCTAAAGTCATTGCCGAAGTTTTAAGGCTGCAAAGAAATCAAAAGGCTTGAAATAGCTTAATCCTATTTCCCTACAACAGCCAATACTTGATCTTCATAAATCGCTAGGTATTTTTCTCCTTCAATCTCTACTGCATTACCTGTATGAGGGTTTAAGATGACAATATCAGACTCAATCAACTGCTCATCGACATCATGTCCAATAGCGATAACTTCTGCTTTAAATGGTTTTTTTTCGTTTACAGTAATGATGAGCTTTTTTTCATCTTTTTCTTCTGTAATTTCCTTTACGATGATGCGTTTACCTAATGATTTTATCATTGGAAGACTCCTGTTTTCAACAACTTACCATTTGCAAAAAAAAAAGACAAATGAGATATATTGCTAAGCAATGATGTCATCAGCTTTCACTATGACGAATTCCCCCTGAACCGTAAGTAAGGGGGTTTTTATTTTCTCTTTTTGAGTTTATTCAGATCGATCTCTTTAATATCATCTTGTAGATTGCAAAGGGAGTGTTCTAGGCGTATAAACGCGTCAGATAATATTTGAATATCGGTTGCAAGATGTTTAACCAGGTTTTCCAATGTTTCAATTCTTTTTTCTTGGTCTTTCATATGAAATCTCCTTTATTGGGAATACTTGGATTTGAACCAAGGCACTACAAATTATGAGTTTGTTGCTCTACCAACTGAGCTATATTCCCTTACTCGTCTTCTTCTATCCATTTATAAGATTTGTTTTTTAAGATTCTGTTAATGGCCTGTTCTGACATTTCAAACATTTCGCATAATTGTTTTATCGTATATGACTTCCCTAGAGAACGAATCGTCTTTACATCGGCTGTTCTCTTGAAATTCCTCATCATTTTTTTCAAATACTCTGGGGATTTTCTTAGACAACCACAGCTCTGCATGTCGCCTAAATTATTGATGTTTTTTTCTCGCACAGCTCCACATTCGCAAATAACTTCATAAAATGAGTTAAACTTTTTTGGATTATTTGTTTTAGGCCTCATGCCTAAAAATTTTGTAATTGTGTATTTACCTATTTTTTTACCAATCCAGTTCTTTCGAGCTTTGCCCCTATTTTTTTCTTTAAGACAACCACAAGATTTTATCTTGTTCTCGAACAGATCTTTCCCATTGTTGTATTTTATATTTCCGCATGAACATTTGCATTCATATCTTTTTTTAGATGGAATGAATTTTATGCACTTTAGTTTTCCAAATTTTTTGCCTATTACTTGATATTTTATTTTTGAGCATCCGCAAGTTAGTGTTTTTTTAAAGTCTGATCGTGAGATTATCTTTTCATTCCCGCAGTCGCATTTAACAAGGATCTTCCCCTGATCTAATTGTTTTAAACAGACTAATTTTCCATATCTTTTTTCAGTAAGATCAACTTTATTCATCTAAAGAAAATGGTTGGTGATTTTTGAAATTATAAATCGAAATCAGAAGTTCCATCCATTGCTTTGAGTTTGCTTGAGGTTTTAATTCAAACCATTTTATAGAGAGCTTCTGTAACAAGATTTTTATTGGGATTCCACTGATAATTAAATATCTAAATGCCGAAGTGAAATAAGCGCTTTTAATCATGCTAAGAGGGGCAAGCCTTCGTTCTTTGGCCCAACATAAAAGCTCTTCATATGAGTCGATTAGGGTTTTATTTTGTATGTTATCGGAGGGGAATATAAATTTTCCCTTCTGAATTAAATTACAAACTCCATGAGAAGATGTACCCAGAAGTAGGCAAAGCATTGCTTTGACATCAAGTTCTAGTTTTTTCATATATTCAATTAACAAAATGTAGTCTTTCAAATGATCTTTTACGGCATAAAATTTTATGGCATCTTTTACACTTCCACGCTTTTGGATAAGATTTGCATTTAAAATATGGGAATAGTCTACATCTCCCAATACATAGTAGATTTCTAATCCCAAATCCTGAGCTGCTGCCAGACGGTGTTGTCCATCAATAACTTCCATTTTTTCATTAACTATGATAGGGTGAAATGCCAGAAGATTATTTTCCTGAATTATATGCTTCAGGTTTTCAATATGCGATTTTTGCTTTTCTCTGTTGAAGCTTACGAATTTAAATATTGAGTAGTCGGTTGTCGACTGTATTTGTGGTTTTTTCATAGCATTCCTTTTTTTTAAAAATTCTGCATAATTTTACCAAATTTGAAAGATATTATAAAGATATAAACATTCCTTACTTCCTTCTTCAATAAATCTCTTTCTCCTGCTATGTTGAAGAAAAGAGGTATATCATGTCTATTTCAGCAGGCAGTAGAGGCGCGGCGGGTAATAAGATCCCTAGAGGTTATTCAGCGGGTAGATTACAACAATTTACTCCAGAGCAGCAAAGCCTCTTTCAAAGCTTGTTTCCTTATGTCTCACCAGGCAGTCAACTATCTCAACAAGCTCAAGGAAGCGACCAAGGATTTGGTCCTTTTGAGGATTATGCTCATCGACAATTTCAGGAGTTTAGTGGGGAAAATGCTTCACGGTTTAGTGGTTTGGGCATGGGAGCTAGAAAAGGAAGCGGTTTTCAGAATTCACAGACCCAAGGAGCGCAAGATTTCGCTAGCCAATTAGCTATGCAAAGACAGGGACTTCAAAGACAAGCCCTAATGGATTTAATGGGAATAAGTGGACAGATTTTAGGCCAAAGACCTGAAGAAAACTTTTTGATTAGAAAACAGCAAAAACAACCGGGTTTTTGGAATAGGCTATTTGGAGCGGCTGCACCCATAGCAGGGGCTGGGATTGGAGGTTTATTTGGAGGGCCGATCGGGGCTTCTTTTGGATCACAATTAGGCAGCGGATTGGCATCGGGCTTCCAACCAACGCAATATTGAGGAATATATGTTACAAATTATAGACGAAATGCCTAAAAGACCCAAGTTTATGGATCAATTGCTTGGGGGTGTACAAAAGGCTGGGCAACAATTGCCTGGACTACTTGGAAATATGGCTGAAGATCAGAAAATTGAACAATTGACAGGCCAGAATGTAAGTGGCCTCTCCCCGGAAATGAAGCAATTGTTTTTTCAAAATATCATGAAAGGCCAAGGCCAAAATCAAGCGAAACAAGGGGCATATCAAAAAGCTCAAGGATTGATAAATAGAGCCAAACAAATTTCTCAAACAGGACATCTTGGCCCCAAAGTCGGAATTCTTGGAACAGGGCGTGATTTTGGAAGCACCTTTTCATCAGAAGGACAGAAGCTTCGTTCTGAATATAAACAGATAGGTAAAGCTCTTGTTCAAGCTGCTGCTCCATTAAAAATTACGAATAGAGCAGAATTTCAACATTATGCAGAAGACTTAGAAGATCCAACAAGAAATTTAGAGGATATTCAAGGATCATTAGAAGCTCTTGAAAGAATTATACGCGATAGCATGCAAATGGAACAATTAGACAGTTCAGTTGGATCGCCTGTATCGCAACAAAAAAGACCTTCTTTATCTTCATTTATGAGGTAAATATGGCCAAGAAATTTGATTTTGAAGGAGCGCGGAAAGCGGGTTATTCAGATCAAGAAATAGGGTCATATCTAGGTGAACAAAGCCCACATTTCGATGTACAAGGGGCAATTCAAGCAGGTTATTCACCTGAAGAAGTCAGTGTTCATTTAAGTGAACTTAAACAACCCTCTAGAACAAAATCTATTCTTTCAGCGGGAACTAAGGGTTTGCGTAGGGGATTGGCTGCGTTAAATCCTTTATCGAGTGGTCCAATTCCTGAAAAATTAGCTGAAAGGGCTTTCGAAGAAAAAATGCCATCTCAAGAAAAAGGCGTTGAACAATTTGTTGAAAGAGCCGGGGAATTGGCTCCTATTGTGGCAACAGGGCCAGAAGGGTTATTATCTAAAGGTATTCAACTAGGAGCCGGAACTTTAGCTGGTCATATAGCTGAAAAAAAGGGGCTTGGGAAAACTGGCCAAGGCATTTCCGAAGCTACTGCAATGTCTATTCCAGGGCTAGTTAAGGCGGGTTTTAAAACTGTAAAAGGGGCTTTAACTAGAGAAACCGAGAAGTTACCTAGCGGTCTAACAAAAATCAAAGCACTAGAGGCCAAAAATCCTGCTCTTGCTTCTCTAGAATCAGTTAAACAGAAAGAAGTTGTAAGAAAGCTTAACGATGAAGCTTCTAAACTGACAAAAGCATCGGTTGAAAAAAACATTCCAATCTATAAAGAAATAGAAAAAGGATTTGATTTTCCTCAACATTTTGAAAAGCGATTTGGGGAATTACAAAAAGTTGCAGAAAAGGCGAACCCAGAAATAAACATTACTCCAGTTAGTGAATTATTTGCAGCTACTAGAGAGAAATATCGAGGCATCCCAAGTCTGCATGCTGATGCCATTAAAATAGGTAAAGAAATACGATCCTTTGCAAATAAGCCTCAAACAGGATTGAAAAGCCTATATAGGATATATCGTTCAAACAATCAGAAATTAAAACATATTTATGAAACGGCGTTTACAGGTGGAAAACAGCAAGAATATGCCGATTTCTTGCTTGATATGAATAGAAGTATCGCTAGGTCATTTGAGCAAACGCTTCCTAAAGACTCTCTTTGGATGAAGAATTTCAGAGACCTTAATAAGGGATATTCTCAATTCCAAGCGACTAAGAAGGCTCTAAAAGAACTAAGGCCACTCTTAGGCGGAAGACCTTCTCTTGAAAGACTTGAACGTTTTGCTAATGACGAGAAAACATTTAAGAAATTATCAATGTCGATGGGGAATTCCGGTGCGAAAGAGATTAGGCAGATAGCGACAGATTTAAAACAGTCAAGGGACGCTATTAGGAAGATTCCTATCAAAGATCTAACAGGATTTGACAAAGTCTATGCGATTTCATATTTGATTCCTGGATTGAAAGTTTTTGCTGGCGTTTTGACAGCTCTTAAGGGGATTAAAGGATCAAAGCATCTCTATGGAATGTATCTTTCTACTCCGGCAAGACGAAGAGCTTACCAAGAATCGTTAAGGGCATTAATATCTAATGATCTACCTGCCTATACTAAGGCAACGGCTGTTTTGAAGAATGAAATGGAAAAGAATTAGCGGTTCATAAGACATAGCCAAATTGCAACGACAATGCTTAATGCAATAAATCCCATCTTATTTCTCCTCCGCTACTGCCATCAATTCTTTTGGAAATTGATCTTTGACCATCAATACTGCTTTCATTACGGCCATGTCTTTCTCTAATTCAGCAAATTTAAGATCAACTTTTGCGAATCTTTCGTAAACTTGTGTGAATTTTTCATCAACTTGAGTGAATTTATGATTCATCCAAAAAACAGAAGATAAAATTCCCCCTAAAACAACAACCGTATCCACATGTTTTTTAAACAGATTCATAAATTGTCCTCATTTTCCCAATCATTATAGACGAAAACCTCGATTATTCCAAGATAAAAAGGGGGATTTCTCCCCCTAAAAGATCAAATGCGTAATCTCTTTTTTAATTCCTTCATCTTTTCATAAGCATTTTTTTGACCCGCTTCACTAAAATCACCTGCTGCTGCATAAGGAGCCGATCCTACGCCCGAAGGCTGGTAATAGGGGCTTCTCTTATTAGCGTCAATTTTTTCCTGTACAGAAGATTGTTTTTGTTCGGGCTTATCCACGCCAAGGGCTTTAATATTCTCATAGACGAGTTTTTGCCTTTCAAACCCATCTGGCATCCTTAATATGTTTTCAGCAAGTCTTGGGTGCTTCTGTGCAAACTTCTCAATGGTATCAGGGTTCATGACTTGTTCAAAATCAGCATTTTCTCTCAAATAACTATGCTTTCTCTCTACTTCAATCATCGCAGCTGCTTTTGCTTCAGCTTTTTGGTCTATTGTTTTTTCAATGTTGGCTTGAAATTTGTTAAGTTCTTTAGATAATTTTCGACGATCGACATAAGGCTCATTGTCTTCTTGATCGTCTTCATCATCGGAACTAGATTTTCTTGATCTTTCTTGAGAAGCTCTTTCAAGAGCAGCAATTCTCTCCTCGGCTTGTTGTCTTGCGAGTCGTTCTTGTTCGAGCTGACGTTCGTACATTTTACGTTGTTTTGAAAGTTTGCTTTCAATAGTGTCATTCTTTGTTTCCTGTGTTGGATTGACTTGTACTTCTTCTGACATATACATCCTTTTCATCTTGACGCCGATGCGCGGTTGGATATATGTTCGTCTAACATAAACACTTATTTGAGGCAACTATGGACATCGACGAGCTGGAGAAGTTTATGAACTATGCAAAAGTTGCAAATCCAACTTACAATTCGGCCGAACACTTCCTTTGCGTAATCAATAGATTGAGATGGTTGGAGAGAAGAATGGGCGATTTACAAGGTGAATTGGAGTATTTGAGGGAAGATGATGAAGATTACAAGAACTGACGCGCATGACCGTTTTTCTTTCTATCAGAAGCAAGATTTCGACATTGCCGCTTGTTGTCAAAACCTGATAGATAAAAGACCTTTCGGAGACTATCCCTTCTATATCTTTGCCCATGCCAGAACATTAGGATTAGATGAGAAGATTAAACTCTACTCATCAGGGAAATATGCAACCTTAGACCAGGTTCCAGAGAAAACAATCATTTGGCAACCTCGCCTAACAAAGCCTAAAGCACAGACGAATTCAATGCTTTTCAAGGCCTATCCTGGATCTGACAATATAAAGGTTATCTGGGTTATCCCCCCAAAAGAGTTATGGGAGCAGTTCAAAAAAGGCAACATGACTGAAAATGAGACCATTTGTATAAGCATTCATGACTTTGAGCATAACCGAGACCAATTAGAGGCTAAAGAATACGATGATTTGCCAGATGAAACAATCGATCGTATCTACAGAGAAATCAGCAGTTCAATTAAGGAGAATAATAAATGAGAGAATGGCCTAAGTTTTCTAATGATGAGTTATGGTCGATTTGGAAAAGCTATTTAAGAACGGAATTTCCTAGCGGTGATGATCCATTAAATATATGTCT